CCCCCATAATTTCACTAATGTCACCCAACGAGGATTCAATATCTAGTGTAACCAGATCATCCAATGACAAGGAGGGAGGATTTTCACCGTCGAAACTGCGGCAAATCTTGGGTTTGGGCAAAAGTCTCTCCATGACATATTGCATTTGCTCTTTCAACAATGCATTTTCTTTGACAACAGATTCCAAAGTTTCAGTCAATTGAATCACTTTCTTGTTCAATTCATCGGCGTTTGCCGCAATCTGATGAATGTTTAAGACTGTATCTTGAATCGGGGTCTTGTTAATCATCATGCGCACAAACATGTTCTTCGGAATATTTTCAAAGTAATGGTCTAGGCCCACATATTTATCTGTATTGCCATTGTTGTACATGTTGGCACCAATTGCCGATGTGTAGAAGATATGGACCCCTTCCAAATCCATATATTCCATGTTTTCCATGTAATGACGGAACTTTTTGACTTCATAGTTGTCATTCCAATGCGCAAAATGGATGAATGCCATGGGCTTACCAGTGGTTGTATGTTTGGAGTAATCAATACGCTTGATTTCACCCAATTTGAGAACAAATTCGATTAAATGTCTGAGTTTTTCGTCATTGTCGAAGCCAGCAGGAAGACATGGTATGAAGATGCTAGACCAATCCTCGTGAATAATTGTAGCGCATTGTTCTGCAGGAAGTCTACATTCCTGGTAGTATTTATGAGAAATGGATTTCATGTCAAGACCAGGAGCAATTTCCATCTGATAGTATTTATGAGAAATGGATTTCATGTCAAAATCAGTATTAGCAATTTGCATTTTGAAGGTTCTGAGTTTGGGGGTTGTTGTAGTTGTTGTTGTTGCGATTTTTATTGTTGCGATTTTTATTATTGCGTTTTTGCAATTTGTTATAAAATAGTTGAAGAAAAAGCATTTCAATTTTTTACATATAAAAAACATAAAAATATAAAATTGATTGTTGTTGCCCCTTCCGAGAACAAATAAACATATAATCCATGGGAATAAAAAATTTAAATAAATTATTAAAACAATATTGCAGTGATGCATCCATACAAAATATACATTTTCAACAATTGGCAAATACAATACTTGCAATAGATGCAAGCATATACATGTATAAATATATTGAAAAAGAAGAATTGGTGGAAAAAATGCATTTAATGATTTCAGTATTGACCAAACAATATAATATAACCCCATTATTTGTGTTTGATGGGAAACCCCCGCAAGAAAAAAAAGAATTAATAGATAAACGTCGCGAAAAACGCAAGGAAGCCGAAACCGAATACAATCAACTCAAACACATGTTAAATCAAGATCCAAATAAAGATAATAGTCCTTCTCAATCCCAATTAACACAAGAAGAAAAAGACAACATTGAAAAGAAAATGGGAATCTTAAAAAAACAGACCACTCGAATCCAAGAATATCACATACGTAAAATGAAGCGATTATTAAACGCACTTGGAATACAATATATAGATGCAGAAGGAGAAGCCGATATTACATGTGCAGAATTGGTATTATCAAACAAAGTGTATGCATGTATGAGTGAAGACATGGATATGTTATTGTATGGTTGTGCTCGTGTGATTCGGCAACCCTGTTTTCATCAACATAGTGCAATCTTGTATGATGTCCCATCATTGTTAAAAGAATTGAACATTTCACAAGAAGATTTTTTGAAAATGGTGATTTTAAATGGTACAGATTATAATAAACCTGTTATGGAATTGTATGAATCCTATAATTTGTATTTGAAATATAAAGAAACCAATTGCTCAACGCCTTTCTATGAATGGATAATTCGAGAACATCCCGAATATGAATTGGATATTGGCGAATTGAATAAAACCGAAAAATTATTTATATTAACATTTGAAAATACAAATAAATTGGAAATCGCCAACTATGACAATGTAATCAAAGACTCCGAAGATTTGCAAAAAATATTACAAGAAGCCGGATTCATTATATAATACTGGCAATAAAAGACCCTTTAAAATCTTCTAATCCAGTGTGTGTCAAATTAATACTCACATCCAAATAAATGTTACCACCCATTTTCATCCATCGGTGGCAAAATAACCAGTCTTCCGAAAAATAATGACCTTCTTCCACACCACAGTCAAAAAGGGCATAGGCATAATCATTTTCACTTCCAACCAAAAAACCAACATCATCTGTATATTTGGTTTGGGGATATGCCTTTGACATTTGTGTAATGGTATTGCGTTTTATCATCATAAACCCTGTTGCAATATGCCGGACTTTCGCAAGATTGTTTTCGATAGACAATTGATTTTCTAAAAAATTTAAATTATAACGTACCATATTAAATTGCACCATTTGTTCATTGGTTATTAAATTTTTTAATTGCGAATTATTTTTTCTTTCAATCATTTTTTCAATAGAACTTTTTGGGTTGTCTATTATGGATTCCCAATTGTATTTCTTTAATGGATAGGAACCACCGACCAATGCTTTATCAGCCAACAATAATTTGACAACATCCATAGGATCCCATGTAATGTCCCCGTCAATAAATAGCATATGAGTAATTTCTGGATTGCTCATTGCTTTTGCAATAAGATTGTTGCGTGCACGGGATACCAAACTGTCATTTTTGCAGAATTCAATGGTAAGTTCAATGTTCAAGGAAGACAATACTTGTGAGGTTTGCATTAAAGAACGTACAAAGTTTACAAAACAAACGCTCCCGTAACATGGGGTAAGAATACATAAATGTGGTTTGTTTTTGGCAACGTAGTCTGCTATTTTTTCTGACATTGCATTTTTGTCAGATTTATGTGTAAAAAGAGATGATGATGATTTTGTATCAAATGACATGTAATGTTCTACCACTTATATATTTTATAATGCATATTATTTTATATTGATTCATATAAGATAATATTTGTTGAGATTTTGTTATTTTTGTTACTTTTTGTAGAGATTTATCTTTGGTTTCATTTTAATTCATTGTTTTAAACAACAGGAACAGCCTTGATGAAGTGATGCTTCATGTATCTCTGTAGGTTGAAATAAGTGAGTTCATCACTGGGGTTCAACTTAAGAAGGGAAGACAACTTTCCATCGGCATGGATCTTGCGACCATTCTGAGAATCCTGGAGTTTGTTCTCACGGATGTAGGCGTTGATTTCCTTGCTGACATCGGTTCTTGCCATCTCGGTTCCAACAGTCTTTCCAAGGAATTGGGCAAGTTCATCGCTAATGCGGGTGGGCTTGACAAATCCAGAGGGTTGACGACTTCCAGTATTCTTCTTGTTTCTTTTGGAGGTCTTCTGAGCATTCTTAAGTTCTCTGGAAACGGTCTTCTCAAGAACCTTGAACTCGGTCTTGACGGTGGAAAGAAGACCCGCAAGTTGCTGTAACTTGGCACCAAAGACGTTGAGTTTGGCACTCATGGAAAGGTCAGACTCAGCAACATCAACACTGTCAAGAGAAACTGATACAACTGGCTCTGGGACAACAGGAGCAACCTGAACAACTGGCTCTGGTTCAGGAGCGGCAGCCTTGGTTCGCTTGGCCTTCTTGGCAACGGGTTGTTCGGAAACAACTTCGTCAACAAGTGGGGCTGGGGTAGAAAGAGCAGGGGCGCTGGATTGCTTGTCGGAGGATTTGGATGTTCTTACCATTTTGTAAGTATATACTATAATATAGTTCTTTTTTATATTGTTTTAACGCATTATATAATTTATTTTGTAAAATATTTTTGTTGTGATGATAATTCTGTAATAAAATTTATGTTCTCCTAAATATTTTTTTCACAAATGTTTGAGAATTTGTAAAAATCCATGAATACAATGACAAGTAATATCAATTCGAGCAGAATTGTCCAAAAAGAAATATAATCCAATAGTTTGTGAAAACCGTTTTTGTAATATAAATAATGTTCTGAACAACAACCTTTTGTAGGAGGGTTCTTCCGAATAATATTTGTATAAATATCCTAAACATTCAAATGTTACTGCAACATAATTTGTTTCCATTGTGGAAATATCAAAGGTTTGGTTATAAGTGTACAATAAAGAAAATAAATATTGTACATGTCTACTATTATCAGGAAGTTCACTCACCAATGCCTGCGTTTGCCAGTTGATTCTAAAAATAAGATTTACATCCATAGGCAATGTTTTTATATTTGAATACATGAATGTTAGGTTTGCATGAATCTTTTTATACAATTCATCTCTTGTGTTACATACAGATGCTAATGCTACAATCACCTCGCCTAATTCAAAATCATATTCACGAATTGTGTTTGGACCGGGGGGATTTCCTTTTGGTAAACTAAGTGTCAATTCTTTGCATATGTTGTTTTTTATAATTTTATTTTGAGTTAGTAATAATAAAAAGGATTTCGATTGTCTCGATTTTAGTATACCAGACTCGTACTTTTTTTCATACAATTGAATATCACGCTTTACATTTTCCAATGTTTTTTTATGTAGTTTATGCAACTGGTTCATCGAGACTAATGAATATAAAGTAGATATATTTCGTACATATTCCTCTGGTTTGCAAATGATTGTGTTATCTTGTATAATGTAGGGTACACATTTTTTATAGTAGTTGTGAAAGAACATTGTGTTGTGTCTTAATAGCCTATGGAATTGTTCACTATAGATAAGAATGTCATACAGCGATTTTGAATATACTATTGTATTATATGCTTTAAACACATGATCCACAGATTCACTTATTCCTGCTTTGGACAATAAATTCTTTTTTATTGTTGCCCAAGGGGTGGATTTCTTGTATACTCCGGGTAAAAAAGTGGCAGTTTTTGTATTACTATAGACAACTATACCATGGGTTTCATTGTTATAAGGTTGCAATTTTGATTTTGAGCCGAAGTCTAACAGTCCGTTGGGATTTATAGGAATAACCCCACTATTCATCATAAATGTAATTTCTAGCACAGAAAAAATATCATCGAGTAATTCGGTGTCAAATGTATTGCGACGTTCATCGCGAAACAATGATGAATAAGACACAGACATTATGTTTTCGAACAATTCGTATGGGGTTTTGGATTTCATTTGTACATGATTATAATTTCCAATACATCCATGAATGTCATATGGAAATGTATTCAACTTATTATTACGTTTTATGGTTACAAAAACACCAAAACAATTTTTAATATGTAATAATTTTATAATTTCTTGATCAGTAAATGTATTTGTAATTTGAAAATGTTTACAAAAAATATAACTAAATAATTTGTCCATTATCCATAATATATATTACATATTATGGATATTGAATATTCAAAACCTTAGAATCAATATGCAACAGACTCGTATAACCAATATAAATTGTTGCGCGCATGAAGTGAGACCATGGTTAATGCAGAAAGAACATGTAAAGTTCCTAGACGTTGATAGTCTATATCCACTCCACAATATACAAGATGTTCCATCACAGACAAACAGGCTTCTCGGGCTTGGTCATCAGTTAAATTATCATATGTATACCGATTAATCATGCGAACATTTGTAAATGGACAATACAAATAAGATATTTTGCGTTTGGTTTCATCGTCGAGTTGGCCTCTGTAATGCCACAAATCGTATATAAATCGAAAGAGTCGAATGAAATCGCGTTTATCTAAATTCGAGAACCATGAACTTTGGGTATAATTTCCCAATATATCGATTTCAATAAACAATTCTTGGATTCGCTGATTTATAGATAGTCCACGGGTTTGTTCCAATTTAAAAAAGATTTCGCGTTGGCGGTCGTCTAATATATCCATATTAATTGTATTGCGCACACGGGGTTGATTTGGGGTGCCCACAACTGCGCCCACCGATGCACCCAACCCATCACCGACATTGGTATTGTTCTCAAGTGCATTGTGAATATTTGTAGTGAGTTGTTGTCTTTGTAAATAACGTTGTGAAATAGTATTTGCAATGGCATTGCGACGCGCCGGTACATATTTGTTATAAGTACTTTCAATGATTTGTTTGGTATCTTCATCCAATTTGTGCGGAAATATGAGTTTCACAAGTCGGCCCAACATAAGAATATCACACAATGTATTCACACTGAATTTTTCACGGGTATAGGGGTTGATAATTTTCCCCTTATTTTTATATAAGGTGATTAAAGAAATTAGGTCAAACCCGTATACAAAGTCATTACTATCGACATAACTGTAGAACAATTCAAAGGAAATTTCATCCAAGGGTTCCAATGTGAATCCATCGGTTTCATTGACACACAATTTGCGTTTTCTTAATGCGGGGCCACGCAATAAAAAGGATTTGCGGACCATGTATCCTCGGAAGGCTTTTTGGATTTTTATTGCAAATCCGTAATCAATAAAATATTTTTTAATTCGGTCAATGAGAACTTTCTTTGTTCCACCAATCCGCAATTTATGGGATTTTGCAATATGTTTTAATTCTGGTATTTTATATTTTTGTAAAGACACTTCTTCTCGAATATAATCTTCATAACTCAATTCTTTGGATAAATTAGGCGGGTCATCGCTATTTATTTCTAGTGTAGCAAATTGCGAAGACAATTCATTATCAGTGTCAGATTTGGATTCTTCCTCGTCTTCCATATGGAATGATTGTGTAGTGGTTTCTTGCAGGGTTTCAGTGTTATTGTAATAATCATTGTTTATGTGGGTAATTGTAATGATTTGATTATCTAAATTGTTAATGTAGGGGTTTTCGTCACTTCCTTCCAACAAGTCTAAAATACGTTGTCGTATTGTCAAATAAAACGCATTGTTATAATCCATTATAATATCTATATAATATTTATTCAAATTATAATAAATAGTAACTGTTTTTCTATATATGTTTACAATATAACATTTTTATTATTCACTATGATTTGCATAATATATAATATATAATTATTCATACATCCACCCCTAGCCTCACCCCCTCTCCCGCCTCACCTCACCTCATCCACCCCATGAGAACAATTTTATTATTATTTTGTTACGATTTTTACAGTTGAAAAAATAAAATGTTTTAAAAAATTGATTTAAAGATTGGCCACATTATTAATGTATAACAGCAGCACTTGTTATTATTAACACCAACTTTAAGCAAACTTCAATCCAACTCAAAACAAACTACTCAACTAAAATGTCAACTCCTATTGTTTTATCTTGCTCTGATTGGAATACTTCTTCCGTCAAATACATGGCCCCCAAAGTAAATGAACGTGGTGGTAAATCCATTAGTATTATTAGCAAACAAACCAATCGTTCTTTACATATTTCGACTCCTCTTATGATGACATGGGGTGTTTCCGATTTTGTGGATGAGAAAACAGGTGAATCCGATGGTAAGTATAGCATGTCATTAAATTTTCCCAATGCGGAATATTCGAATCCTGCCACAAATGCATTTCTCCAAAAGTTGAAGGACTTTGAAAATCAGATTTTGGATGATGCAGTCACCAATTCAGAATTGTGGTGGGGTGAAGAAATGTCACGCGAAGTTGCAAAACATACATTCTTCCCCTTTTTAAAATATAGCAAAAATAAAGATACGAAAAAGATTGACCTTTCGAAGCCTCCTTCCATTCGCGCAAAGGTGCCATTTTACAATGGCAAATGGGGTGTCGAGATTTACGATACGAAGCAAAACATGATCTTTCCTTGTGAACAAGAATTTGTTACTCCTACTGACCTCATTCCAAAGATGAGCCAAGTCGCATGTGTATTGCAATGTGGCGGTATTTGGATTGGTGGCAAAGGATGGGGTCTCACATGGAAATTGAATCAATGTATTGTCAAACCCCGCGAAATTGTAAGTGTATACGGAAAATGCCAGGTTCAATTGTCTGTTGAAGAATGTCAAGTCATTGAAACACAAGAAATCAAAGAAGATGTGGACGACGCCGAACAATATGCGAGCAAGGGTGTTGTTGGAGGATTAACACAAGTGCAGTCGAAAAATGACACCTATGTCGAAGATAGTGATGATGAAAAGGAATTACCTACACCTCAGTCTGTTGTAGATGAAGTCGAACCAGCAGCAGAAGAAGCAGCAGAAGCAGAAGTAAAACCAGTAAAAAAGATTGTAAAGAAAGCAGTTACACCAGCGCCTGCACCAGAACCAGAGCAAGAACCAGCAGAAGCCCCAAAGAAGAAAGTCGTGAAAAAGAAAGTTTAAGTAGTAGTAGTACTAGTAGTAGTTAGCGAATAAAAAAGTGTTTGATTTGTAATGTATAATAATAATATTTTTTTACAATATTATTATTTTTTCATGTTAGTCATACCAATATAGTTATAGAATGACTTTACTCAAAAAAGTGTAAACGTTTTGCGCTTATTATGCGCCTTGCGACAATACTTGCGTGTTTTACCAAGTACATATTTGCAATTCTTTCTTGCACGCAAACATTTTGTTCTCTTTCTTCCGCGGCATGGAGTTTTGATATGTCGTCCTCTTTGCATAATAATTTATAATATATACCAATATTTTATTTGTGTAAACGCATAACAATAAAAAATAAAATACTTTCTAAATGGTATATTGGCCGGTAATTGTTATTGTAATATTTTAAAAATTCATGGGTTTTTTGTATTATCTGTTGAGTGCTTTTTGTAGACAAATCGCCTTTTTTAATAAAATGACTTAATATGTACCACAAACAATCAGTAAATTCTAAATTATAAATCAATATGTCGTAAATTGTATCTCTAAATTGTGTAAATACAATTTTGTTGGGATTTTCCATTTCGCGAATTAAATTGTTACATATTACATTAAAAATGTCGCTGGGTATTTCCATATTGGTTTTGTCCATCAATGAAAAGGTTTTCAATTCTTTTATATTTGTAATACTATTGCTATCAATATTGTCTATGATTTCATGTATAAGTTCATTGTTCTCCATGCATGAGGCCTCGGTCGAGGCCTGATTCATTTTATTATAAGAAATACATTTCAAAAATGTGGTATAATTGAGGGTTTCGACTTTATTTCCAGACCCGGAATCTTTTTGTACATTATAATTCATTCCAGAAATCTTTTTGTAATTTTCTTTGGTGGGTCTCCCAATAGACAATATTTTACAACAATTCAATATGTTGTTGGGTATAAAACTAATGTGCTCGGTCAATATAATGAATTTTAATTGTAATGTAGATTGGGGATAATTGTATTGTTGTATATAACTATAAAAGATTTCTAACAACTCGGTGTGTATGTTATGGAAATTTTTGCATAATAGGATTCCCATTTTGTTGGATTTTACAGAAATAATATCGACAATTTGCAAAAAAATTTCGTGCCATAATATTTTGGAATTGCATCCCAATAAAGACATATCGATTTCATAGTGAATATCACTTATTTTATATATGAATTCATGTTTGTCAATTTGTATTTTTATTTTTTTGTCGTAATTCAAAAAACTGGGACTATAGGGTTGTAATAAATATAAGACTTGGGAATATTTACCCACACCTTGTGGACCGTATACAATGAGATTTTCAAAATGCCCTCCATTGTTGTGTATTTTATCTATGGATGGTTTCAATTCGGGGTGTATATTCCACTCATTTACACCATGT